AACCAATGTATATTTCATAATTGATTGTCCTTTTCCATTCAAGTGATCCAATGTTATATCTGATAAGTAATTTGATGGGTTACCATGTCTACCTGTCTCAGTATTATGTATATCATTAGCCCATTGTATAAACTTGTGTCTTATATTATCAATTCTATCCAGCTTAAATGATATAGTAAAGTCTGTATATTCCTCAGTTGATGCTATTTTGTACTTACTACCTTGCCAATCAGTTTCAACCTCACCAATTACCGTTTCAGGTAATTTAGTAGATTTAACAAGGTATTCTTGATCTATTACAAAATATTTACCTCTAAGGTGATGTATCCAGCATTTAAAAAGATAAGCTCTGGCATAGTCCTCATATCTTCTCATAAATCCATTTATACCAAAATCAACCATTTTGTACCTTCCTTATGATTTTATTATTATTTATATTATTTATAACCAAGTAGTTCATCTTATTAATGCATTATGAAAGGTATCATAACTGATTATTATAGAACTATTAAAGAAGAGGCCATGGTATATATGACCTCTTCTTTAACTCTTAGTTAAACCTCACCAATGATAGCAGCAGCTTCTGTAAAAGATGCTCCTGTTTTCATAGCGATGAAGTTAAGTACAATGAATTCAGCTGTTCTGGTAGGTTTAATATATATGGATACCCACAGCTCATTTCTATCAATTCTCTCAGGGCTGTTATTTGATTCATCACAAACAACCTTATAGTCATAGATACCACGTCTACCTTTGACATCTCTAAGGAATGGATTTATCATTGCCATCATTGATTCTCTGGTGGATGTATCATTGGGTTCAAACAAGAAGTATTTACTTGCTGTTGAAATAGCTTTTTCAAGAACTATGAATAATCGTCTTACATTTACTCTATTAAATGCGGATGATTTATCAAGTAATGTTTTTTGACCCCATACTACTTTACCCTGTCCAGCAAATGATACTATTGGATTGATACCTGCCATATACAGAATATCTCTTTTACCAAGGTCTGGGTTCCAAGCTAATCTTCTTACGCTTGTAAGAAGTGCTCTATTAAGACCAGCTGGTGCCCACCAGGCATCATTTGACTGATCCGTATTAGCATAGATACCACCAACATGTCCTGATGCTGGTATCCATCTATATTTCTTATTATATCTATCATATACTTCTATCCAGTTACCATATACTGCTGAGTATGATGTATTGATATTGAGGTTTTCTGTGGAGAACATACCAAGTCCTTTTCTCCAATCAGTAAGGTCCATGACTTCATTTCCTCTATTTGATACAACATGTTCTCTTTTACAGTCAAGTATTGCCATGCAATCTTTTCTTGTTTGACAAATTTGATCCAGATACTTTTTAACTGTTTCAGATTTATCAGAGTCAATGAACATATTAACATTGATCTCTTCAGAATTTTTGTATAGGTCTATTGCATCCATTATAGCTGCATCTGTAACACCAGCAACACCGTTTGATCCACCAGTTAATTGAATGGGGGTTGCTGTGTGTATACTAAATAGCTCATCTATATCATCATTTTTAATGGTAATTCTGATATATTTTGATCTCTGGTTGATAACGTTTTCCACAAATCTTGTGATACCTTGGTCATCTATTGCTCTTTCTCTTGTGGATACATTAAAAACTTCTTTAGTTGTCCACAATACCTCACCTTGTTCTTTTTCTTCCACAACAATAAGGAATGAATATCCATCATCAAGAGGTTGATCTATGGATGAGAACAATGGGTATGTTTGCCAAGAATCATTACCACCAGATGACATTTCTGTTTGGGATGTTTTATCAAGAATGGATACTCTTATATTGTTGCCCCATTCACCTCTGGATGATGCTACAATCCATAGTGGATTCAAATCATCTACTACAACATCGTTTGCAAATTCATCGGGGTCATTTGAAGCTAAGTCTTCCAATGTATAGTTAGTTGTAAAGTTTTCACCTTGACCATCAAGTGCAACTTTAATACCAGCTAATGTGGCATCTTCTGATAGAACTCTAGTTGCATATAGGTTTCTGCCATACTTTAGGAATCCTGATGCAGCTAACATGTCCATATAGCATCCTGGTACATTTGTTGGTTCACCAAACATCATAATCAGGTCATCTTCAGATGATAGGAATGTTTGTTTGAGTTCTGGTCCTCTATAAGTATCTCTAAGTATAATAACACCAATACTTGTAGCAACAGCTGGTATTGTTAAACTTAAATCTGTTTCCTTCACATCCACCATTGGGGATAAATAAAAAGCCATAATTGTCTTCTCCTTTTGTTTTTGAGTATTATTAAGTCACTCTATGTAACTTAAGCACCATTATTTATAAACTTGTATTGTTAAAACACTTCGTATCTATCATACAAAAATGTAATATTAGACAATAGGTCATCACCACTGTCTCTTTTGCTAAAGTACACTTCACTCATTGCTAATGGCCATATATTATAGAACCTGAGCATCAATGCTTTATTCCTATAATTCGTCATTATATATAGTGCAGCATCAACCATATATCCTTTATCTCTGACATAGCCATACTTATCTTCATTGTTATGTATAGCCATCATCCAATTATATATGACTTTCCAATTCTTGAACTCTGAATCCACAGCAAAATCAACAATCCACTCTCCAAATGTAACCTCTCCATTATCAGAGAATGCTTTACCACCCTGCCATCTATGTTCTTCTTGATCCAATGTTATTGATGGTACTACAGCACCATATATATTAAGGGTGAACTCTTTTGATGTTTCATAGTATTTTTCAAGAGGTAGCTTTGGGAATATAAGTTGGTAGTTGGTTGCATTACTTTTATTCAAATTCATTACTGGCATATGTAACTACCTTTATTTGTGAGCGTTTTTATACTTTCTTTTGGCCATTTTAGCCTTTGAGGTTTTTTTATACTTAGCAGCCTTCCTTTTTGTCTTATTCTTCAGGGATGCACTCTTCTTGTATAATTTTCTTCTATCCCTCAACTTCTTAAGGTACTGTATCTTCTTTTTGCCTCTAATCTTAGATGATTTGGATGCCATTCTACCAGCTTTAACTTTCCTAGGTTTAACTCTAAGTGTGTTAACATTCTCATCAATCTCTTCATCATCTTCCTCATCTTCATCATCGTCAAGGCCTAACATATAAACTATATCAAGAAAATATTCTTCTGATTTACCTGTCAAGTCATCATCTTCAAGTGATAGTAATACATCAATTATTTTATCAATGAGGTCATCAACAAGTTCAATGGTATTTGTTGTTATTTTGTTGCTATCAAGTGAGTCAATTAACAACCCGGTGGTTGTAAAGAAGTCATCATAGGTATCATCCATACCCTCAAAATCACCTGTTTCTTCTGATAGCATAAAGCTCTTAAAGTCTTTCATCATCTTTTAATCCTTAATACCTGCTTTGCTTTCCATTGCTGTTAATAATGTATAGTAGTTGGGTATCTCTGACAAGTGATCATGTGCTATTCTTGTGGCTAGTAGTTCATTACCTGTATGCTCCATTTCCACTTTAATACCCATTTCAACCTCTTTTGGATCATATTTACCCTTGAACTCTTTTGATCTACCATATCCAAGGAATGAGCCAAGTATATCATATACTATTTCCTCAAATTTGTGGGCATCAATACCCTCTTTTTCAGCAAAAGAATGTATTGTGGCATCTTTAGGTTTTGGATTGCTTTTGAAAAACTCCATGATCTTAGTCTTCATAGCATCATTATTATCTTTTTCCTCAGATAAATATCTATCTATTCTACTCTTTATGGACATGACTTTATTCGTCCTTATCATCTGTTTTAGGGTCTTCTTTCTTCCAACCATCTTCAACATCTTGGAAGAATTTCTTCTTTTCATCATCACTCAACTCATCAGGTGAACTAACATTGTATTTTTTGAGCATTTTTTGAAAAAACGCTTTATACTCTGAACTCTCTTCATCTTTTTCATTCAAAATTGTATTAATTCTGCTAACTATTTTATTCATATTGTATCTCCTTTATAAACATTTTGGTGTCTGAGGTTATTTTTTCTTCTTAATTTTATCAGCAAAGTATTCTGAGCTAGCTGATTTATATCCATCATTGGATGCAATAAATTTCTTCATTTCCTCACGATTCTTAAACCTCTTAAAGACTGTTGCTGATTTATATGCTATCCATGTACCTGTTGGGTCTGCTCCTGCCTCATACACCTCTTTATCAGTGGTTTTTATATCATTCAAAATTGTATTAATCTTATCTATAACTCTGCTCATGCTATATCTCTCCTATTATTTACTTCCCATTCTGAATATGCCTGGTCTACCTTCTTCTTCCCATTCCTCTGGATTCTCATTTTTCCATTTAGCCCATAATATAGCATGTTGGCCTGTTACAATGATAAGCCATAGAACAGCATATATGCCCATTTTCCTGTAATCAAGATCAACCAAATGAGCACCATCTAATAGTCTATCCAATTGGAACCATATTTGTAGTGTTGGAAATATTGCTAATGCAGGATATGTTTCACCCTTCCAGAACTTCAAGAAGCTTCTCCAATCTTCATTAAGCATATTGCTTTCTGATACAGGTTCTAACTCTTCACCTGGTTCTTTTACAGGTGCTGTGAGTTTCAATTTACGTAGCCTATCTATTGATGTATATTGGGTACCAAACTGCATATTTATCAGTTTAAGGAATCTTCTTTCTAGCTTATGTTCTTCAATTATACTCATGAAGTCATCAAAACCTATTTTTAACATTTCCTTAAGTTTGGTATCACCCCATCTTTTTATCTCTTTTAGAACCTTAGATATAACAGTAACAATACGTGCTTCATTAACTTGTTCCTGTTTGTAGTAGTTAAATTCCATCTCTATCTCCAATATATGTTATGAGCAATTATCTTTTATTTATTTATACACTAACAACCATTTTCAACCACAAAGAAATACCTATGTGTTGGAAGTTAATAAATATCCATAAATATGTTATGATACTATTAAAGGAGAGAACAATATGTCAAGATATGATGAAGACTTCGCTGATAACATTATAAACAGTTCAAAGTTGAAAGCTCTTTTCAATATGGATACACCCAAAGATGTATCAACCACCAACGAAC